CTAGAAACGTTTATGGGTATTCTTTGCGTAGAAGTAAGATAAATAGAAGATAAATCATTGTTTATATCCTCAACTGTAGGTAACCATCCTTCATCTGAAGAATTAGTAGGTTGACCATTTCTTAAAATGGTTATAGGGTCACCTTCTTGCCCTGTTGTAGACCAATTATTTTGGTATAAACTATTAGATTTAATAGTACTACCTAAACGAATACTATTCCCAAATCTTCCTTCAAATATATTATCACCTGTAAAAGGTAAAATAGGATGAATATTAGTACGTTCAATAAATTTACCTCCACTATTATTAGTAGAATTTAAATTTATTTCTGTAGAATTATCTGTTACTCTTCTAACATTTCCATCTTCAATAGATTTATAATCTTTTCTTTGAGATTCGGATATAGTATTAGTATTTAGAGGATTAGGAAAAGCATTATGGTGGGGATGATTCCATAATGATATAGCATTTAAATAGTAATATATTTCGTTATCCGTTAAAGTATTTAATGAATTTGTATCTGGTAGTCTTATTAAGAATACAATTTCATTTTTTAAGGGAAATGTTTTTGAGTTAGATAATAAAGATTTAGCTATCTTTTTAGTTATTTGTTCTCCTTCAGGAAAATTAATTAATTCATATTTTATGATACCAACTCCATTCCACCCCCCATATATTTCAAAATCTGGGTGAGTTTCATCTAAAATAATATCAGTTACACGAGCAGGTATTAATTTATTAGATAAGTCCTCAATTCTTCCATTTATATTACCAATGGAAGAATCTTGAGTATAGGGTTGATTTACCCCAGAAAATCCAAATTTACTACCTATCATTTTTTGTCTGAATTAGGGGTTATTTTTTCTAATTCTTCAAGTAATTGTTGTTTTTCCTCTTCGGTAATTCCTAGCGATTCTTCACCACTACTACTATTTAACGCACGTTGTATGATAGTGGACATTTTAATTAACTGTTCGTCGTTTTTAACGCCAATTTCCATATATTCCTTAATGAGTGGAACAATTAAAGTTGCATCCCCAATATCATTAATAAGAGGCTTGAGTTCAGCAATCAACCCCGATATTTGTTTTTCTTTTCTTTTTTGGTTATCGTATATTTCACCTAGTATATCTGAGAATTTTTTCTTCCCAAATACAACACTATCTAATGATCCCATAATATTTATTTTGTTATAAATATAGATATAAAGAGATTTTAAAATTTAGCGTATCCGTTTTCAAGATAAAAAACATAGTTTGTTTTAAAGATATCATATAATTCATTAGATATCTTGGTTATCTTAGGAGTTTTTACATCTATTATTTCTCGAATGTAGATATAAAGAGCCTTTTTATTAAAAATTTCTAAATTTTCTCTATTTCTAAAAATTTCAAGTATTGCATCTGCTACTTGAGCATCATTCTTTTTTGGAAATAATGCAAATATATTTTTACTACAATATTCTACATACAAATCTAGGTATTTATCTAGTTCATTTTTAGAATTATCTTCTATAGTATAAAAGTGTGTAGTGCCTTCTTTGTCTAATTCTCCAATTTCAGTTTTATTTACTTTTTTATTATAGTTTTTAGTATTATATAATATAAGCCATCTTTTAACTATAGTTCCAAAATAAGAATATGCTTTAGCTCCTCGGGAAGGATCAAATAGGTGAATTTTAGATAAAAGGAAGGTAATTATTTCATGTTGTAGATGTTCTAGTTCTTCAACTTCTGTATGGTAAAATTTAAATGTGTGGATTATATTTTGGGTAAGTTTAAAAAATGCATAGTGGATATGCCTCTCATATATTCTACTTCTTTCCTCAAAATCTTTAGAGTTATTATATAATACAATATAATCCTCGGTTTCTTGAGTAAAGTAGTTTTTACTCTTAGGTTTTCTTTTTTTTATCATAAAAAATTTAATTTTTGTACTGAGAGAGGATGTTTTGGATTTTTTTAACTTCGTTGAAAAACCATCCAATTTCGTCATCAGATTTAAAAACTTCCTTCTCATCTATCTCTTTTAATCTCTTTTCAGAATTATTGATTATTTCTGTGATTGAAGAAATGTATTTTTGTTGGGATATAATTATATCTTCTGCTTGTTCGTTTTTGAACAGAAGATTAATGGTCGTGTATCCTAAGATCACGACCATTATTCCTAAAATTATTATAGTTTCTATCATATTATAAATCGTCTAACATATTTTTTAAACCAACACTTGATAAACTACCTAAAGCTTTGGTTTTTGTATTAGTTTTATTATTCAATGTATAACTCTTCTTTGGTGTCTCCAAATTATCTTGTTTTTTCTCTTTAAATTTAGGCAACCATTCTTTTTCAAATTCAACTCTAGCAGCCAATAGGTCTGCTTGGTGGAGGATATAGGGTAGACATGTTCTAGGTTTCTGTTCTGGCATGAAATTTAGTAAATATTTCTTATTGCCTTCATCATATAGCCCGTCATGTGTCTGAATAGCTACCATCTCGTTAAAGGTATACGAGATACCATGTGACTGGAGTAGGAATAATCCTCTATCGGGAACGGAAGAGAATGGAAGTTGATTATTAAACATATAATCTTCTCCCAATTTATCTTTTCTCCATTGATCAGTTTGAGGGATGTAAGATTCATGATTTTCATCACCCATTTTACCCAAATCATGGTTAATAGCAGAGAATACCAATTCTTCAGTAGTAAAAGTTGACATATCTGCTTCAAATTCTTCCCATAAGGAGTGAAGTTTAATAGCAGCATCTACTACTCTATTTACGTGCTCAATATATCCTCCAGGAAATGCATTATGGTATTCTTTTTTATGAGCGGCAGGCATCAAAATAAGCCTATCTTCATATTTTTTGTAGAATGCTAGTAATTTTTCTTTTCTAGGAGAAGAAATGTATTGATTAATATTATTTAATAATTGATCCCAATTCTCTTGAATTTGTTCAGCTGTTAATTTCATAACCGTTTATATTAATTTAAAACTTATTTACTTCATTAGGTGATAAAGGCTCTGCTTCTACCATACTTTTTAAATCTTCAACAACATCAAGTCCTTTTTGAATATTTTGAACATAAACATCGATTGGCTCTTGTGTTTTAACGATACGTTGCAAATTGATTAAAATGGATTCAAGAGTCTCCATTTTCTTTTGCATTAAACTTCTATTTCTCATTGTATATTATTGTTTATAATTTCTTCTGTTCCATCCCCCTCTATCTCCTTCCCTTCTTATCCCATCTCCTTCATATCCCTTAAACCCGTGATATAAAGTTATATAGAATCTCTTATGGAGTCAAGGGATTTTTCAAATTCCTCAAGAAAATTTTTAATTTTAAAGAGGTGGGCACATTTTTCATATTCTTCATTTTTCTCAAAGTATAAAATAGATTGCCCTAAATTATAAATTAATTGCTCTGAGTTATAACACATTAAAGCATCAATATGCATGTTATTATCTATATCAACTTGATTAATATAAAAAAATGCTCTATTAAATGTAACAAATGCCGTATACTCGTTTATACTTTCTTCACTATATACTTTTTTGATTCTATCAAGAGAAAATTTTAACTTTTGAAGAAAAATTTTGTTGTTAATAATTATTTTATTAAACATCCCAATTTTAGTATAAGGATTATCCATAAAATCTTCATGGACATCCATAGTATTAGGATTATCAAATAAATTAAATATTTTTTCTTTGGAGATCATTTATAAAATTATAGCACCTATATATAAATACTAATTAGGTATACTTTTCCCCTATTAATGTAATTATATCTTTAGCCTCCTCCAAATCTACTTGGAAAAATTCTCGTTGATTACTTATTCTGTATTCTTTTAAAGCATCATGAACTTCAGTCTCCATTAAATTACCATCAAAACATCTAAAAGCCCATTCTACTTTAAAGGGCATTACAACACCTGTAGAGGTAGAAATTTGTTTTGCTCTTAATTCTGGAGTTAGATTGGTATATCCAATCTTCAAAGCATCAGGTATAGAAGGATTAGACAGAATGTATATCCACTGATTTCCTTCTCCTCTATTAATATAGATATCATTTCTTTTAGATAGATAATATGTAACTTTTTCCCATCCATTACCAGCCATTTCAGGATCAGGATGAGGACCTATAGTATAATAAGAAGCCTTATGAATATTTCTATTTACGATATCATCATCTAACGGGATATATTTTTGTGCCTGTTCAAGAGTAATTTTTTTCATAAAATTTAAAGAAAAAAAGGGGGATATACCCCCCATTTTTAATTTGCATATTCTAAAGCTCTAGAAAACATTCTCTTATTAAGATCCATATCTTGTTGGAAATTCTTAATTTTACGAGCACTTCTAGTTTTACCTTTCAAGGTAGAATACATGAAATTTCCTTCAAGAATATTTTCTTGGATTCGGTTAAATACCTTCCACAAATTATTTCCTTCATCTTCTCTTCTCTGAGGAGTCAATATTTGCTCAATTGAAATAGGAGAAAAGGTATTTTCGGTATTTTCAACTCTAACTTCAAGCAAATCCTTAGCTAATGAAAGGATTTGTTCTTGTTCCAATTCAATGTTAACCATTTGGTTCATAGCCTCAACTGTTAGAGGAAGAGTTTCAACCATTCTCTTAATGGTATTTTCCAATTCTTCAAAATTATAACCCATATGACGGATTTTAACATCCTCAAATTGTTCAGAACAAACTACCAAACCATTTTCACACACCATTCTAAAAAGACCAGCAGTGAAAGTAAATGCATTCTTACCATCGTGTGAATTAGTAAGTAAAATTTGTGGGAAAACTACATCGTTATCCTGACCATTAATTGTAATGTCATTGTTTCGGAACACTACTAGGTGTTTTTGAAAACCTTGATTTTTGCGGGCTCTAACCTGCTTTGCATCAACAACACCCCAACCCAATACTTCCATATCTCTGATTACTCTATCAGTTGGAATGTGTGAATACTTTTCGGAGGTATTACCTGAACCGTGCTGTGTGAAGATTGAAGGAGCAATAGATCTAAGTTGCTCAACTGTTTTAAACTCGGAATTCTGTAGATTTAGCATAACTTTTATTTGTTTTTATTGTTGTAACCATTAACAACACCGTAAATATACGACAGGCCTCCTGGGTAGCCAAGCTGCCTGTGAAATACTTTTAAGAAATAGTTAAAGAAATTCCACCTGTTCCTCTTAAAAAAGATCCACTAACTGCAACATTAGCAGTCGGAGTAAAAGTAAACGATCCCCCTCCAGGTTGAACTACAACAGAAAAAACATAAGATGAAGAAACTAATCCCGTTACTTTATTGAAATTTCCAAATGTTCCTCTTGCAGTGGTGGCAGATGTTGAACCATAATAGCCCATTGAGTTTCTAACGGTTTCTAACGTGAAATACGTTGAACCCGATATGGGTGATGTTATAGTAAAAGTGTAGGTGCTTCCACCTGTTAAAGCCTCAATTGGAGCACCTGCTCCATATAATTGGTTTGAGTTGTAAGATGCCATTTGTATATTTTATTATAAATATAGGACATTGCAACTTTTACCCACACCATCCCCTTTATCCGTATATACCATTCTTTCTAAAAATAACTTGCCTCCCACAAAGAATATTATTATATTTAAATCAAAAAACATTCACATGGCATGATCACGGTAAAAAGTTTTCCACTAAAAAATTATACCCGACAATTTGATAAATCGGTTGTTATATTTGGTTCCCCCACATGCTCAGCATGTAAGAAAGTTACTGAAATAGTTGTTCCATTACTAGAGCAGGTTCACACGGATGTAGAATTTATGTTTCTGGATGGTGATAAATTTGAGGGAACAGCTGATTATTATAACATTGAATATTACCCTACCATGGTATTGTTTGAGAATGGGGAAGAAAAGAAAAGGATACAATCCACGAATATAAAAGAAATTGAAAAAGCATTATTTTAAAAAATTATGGAACTACTTGCATTAGGAATTTTAGTTGGGGCTTTAATTACCCTGGGTGTTAATAAATTATTTAGTTTTAGAAAAAGTACTTTTAAAGATGATGTGTACGAACGGACTTTAAAAGAATGGCAAGCTAATTTTGAAACTTTAGAAACCAAACAAGTTGATTTGACTTTACAACTTGAACAAATTAGAGATATTTTAAAAAATAGCTCGTTTAATGGTTTACTAAAAGCAAAAGATAGGTTGGATACGCTAGTAGAAGAATTTAAATTGGAAAAACAGTTTAATAAAGAAATTTCTAATCGTATATTTAGTGATCTGTACTTACTTAAGAAAAATATAAAGTATATTCCTAAAGATGAGAATACTTATTAAATTTTTTTAATATATATTTCCATAACCCAAAAAGGTTTTTTAAAAAAGAAGGTTGCCACTTTGTGTTTTTTTCCAAAATGGGTAAAATGGAAAAAGGCCCCCTTTATGGGGGCCATTTTTTATGTTTATAGGATATTTGTATATATTGGTCGGGGTGGAAAGGTATAAGAGAGATGTATGACATTCTACACCCTTTCTCTCGGCACCCACGCATATATGGATACCTGCGCGTATGGGCGTATTTATACATTATATATATACCCGGTACGGCGTAAGTACGGGCACAGGTAGGGGTACCCCCGTATAGGATACCCCATGGTTATGTTTGGGTGATTATTGGGACTCGAACCCAAACCAACGGCACCACAAACCGTTGTGCTACCATTACACTATAAACACCATGTTAAATGTAGTCAGGACAGGAATCGAACCTGCGTTTCAAGTTATATAACTCTATCAGCACCTGTACCTGACTATTATATATTATTCCATACCAATACCCATTTCAAATAGGAATGCATCAGCATCCAATTCAATTGGTTCACTAAATATAAACTCCCATTCAATTAGGGTATATCGACACATACTATTAGAACGCTCATCCAATAATGTTTGGATAGCATCATCTGCTTCACCAGGAGCAGCATACAAAACGGGATCTGGCTCAATACCCTTGATAATAAACTCAACCCCACCCTTCATTTTCCAATACGGGGTAGTACTGTCACCATAATTCTCCTGATACTGAGCTGTAATTCTTAAATCTGCTGTATACATAACCTTTATTGTTTATATTATTTTTTAAATACTGATTTATTATATGCCTCTGTTATTTGCTCCTTGGTATAACCATGTTGTAGGAAGAATGGGAATAATTGATTTTTCTTCCATACCGTTAATTCCTTTTTATAGTTATTATTCCATACTGTTCCTTGTCCCTTTGGGGTATAGGTATTATATGCATTTGTTCTAATACGTTGTTTGGGAGCGGGTGATATCAAGCTGGAATAATATAACATTCCACGTGTTAATCCCTCTTCTATCGTTATATCTAATACCTGCTTTATTCTATCATTCATAACCATTATTTTATAACTTTAACCTTTGGATTATTTACTAATGATATTTTAATACATTCACAACCATATACAGTGGATTTAACTGCTCCAAATTGCTCCATAATAGGAAAATATTTACTATGGTTTGGATATTCCATTATTCTAATAGAATTTTTGAATTTCTCAACATGAATATATGGGTCTGTATTTACATAAAATGTATCTTTAGGTAACCATGGATTATCCTGGAATCCAATCCAACAACCTCTAACTACTAATACATTATCCTCATTTGCTGTAGCATTAGATATAGTATCTTCTTCCCATATCCAATCTGTCTTAACCATTATTCTATCTTCTCTTACTCTTCCGTATTCCATAACCATTATTTTATATTATATGATATAACCTATATTGTATTTACGTTACTTAAATAACAACATGTAAATCTACGAACAATACTTCAGGTCTCCAAATGCTTAGCATGAGGCTTTCAACAAGCAGTTAATGCTTTTTTTGAAAATTTAACAAAAAAATTAAAAAAATATATAAATTTTAAATTTTTAAAACATAATTTTTAATTAAACATTGCATTTTTTGCAATTGGTATAAGTGAGCTTTCTTCTTATTTGCAATTTTTGTATGTGTTTTTTGCAAATAGTGCAATTTATAGTATATACTTGTTTATCAATCAAAGTTTATTGGCAAGCAATAAATGTAGGTTAATACTCAATACCTCCCCCTCACTATACCATACCTACCCCATTCCACATACTATACCACCTTTATATTATTCCCCATTCACCACCACATATTCAGTCCGCTCTTGTACCTCGTTGTCCACACTTTGCTTATATAATGAAACATTATGATCGAATATCAAACTAATAAAATGTAAGTTATTAACATGTAAACCTAAATGATTAGCTAACGACATAACACACCCCAAAGGTAAGTCAATATAGAATAGATTATTGGATAATTCGTCTTTAACTTTAGCTACCGAATATGGATACCTCGTTTCCTCATCGTCCAACATCGCTCTATATCTAGGATCTAATCGTTCCAATAGGTTATGGTATCGTTCTTTATCGTATGTCATATTGTTATAGTTGCTGGATTCGTATCATTACCTCACTCACATCTTCCTCTCTCAGATACCCTACTATTCCATCTTCGGATACAGAAGTGTTAGTACAAATATCTCCTTCATTATTCAGTACAGCAAGTTCATATAGTCCTATTTTACCACCATAAGTGTAAGGTCCTTTTACAACACTAGCACCATAGCCATTTTCAAAGTAAATACGGCTCATAATTCCACCATATTCTGCTCCCATAGGATGATCAGTAAATTCTAAATCTTTAAATGTTTTCATACAAATGAATTATATAATTCCTTCCAATTAACCATTTCCAATTCGATTCTATCGTTTACACTCTTGATATAATCTTCCATAATTTCCTGTAGATGATCCGGGTCTGTTGAGCGACAAGCTCTACGATACATCAACTCATCATCTGTAATCCAATTGTAAGAATTCCACGTATCCCAATTGGTCCAACCATTATATCTTTCGTTATTCATAACCTTTATTATTTATATTTTTATTAATCCCACATCATATTACCCAATCTATCCCATTCCCTACTTTGTGTAGGTGTAGCTTTATATAAAGTATCATAATTTACTTTACTACCTGGGAATTGACGGTTTAATTCGGATTTGAATTCTGATAAATTTTTAGCCCATATATCATTAAAGCCTCCACCTATCCAATTGAATAGATATCTGTATTGACCTTGAGTATTTTTTAATAATGATTCTCTTTTATTTTGCTTTTTCATAACCTTATTTATTTATTTTTACACTAAATGCATCCACACCATTCCATAATCCAC